CTGTTGGGCGTTCTAAAGGAATTCCTGTAGAATTAAAGTCTGCTGCAAATTCCATAATATTACTAGAAGAAGAAATGAACACTTTGAAAAATCAAGGTAAAAAAATTCCTTCTAAAACAATCAGAAATTATAAAGGATTAGTTAGAGATTTGCCTGATAGGGCTATTGCATCTGCAATAAAAGAAAAGATATTCAAAAATCCAATTAATTTTGAATATGATGGAAATTTTATTGAAAACACAAAACCTCAACTATATGATAAGGATGTTGCTAAGGCTTTAAAAGACAAAGGATTTAGTTTAAAAGCTAATTATGATGTTTATAATCCTAGCGAAGCAAAAACTGCAAAAATGGTAAAGTTTGCAACTGGAGACCCAAGAATGATTGCAATTAATAGAGCTTTGAAAAATGGCAATGTAGAATTAGCTAAAAGTTATGCAAAGAATGGAACTATAATTATCGGTAATAAAATACATGATACAGGTCATCCTATTAGATTAGAAAAGGTGGGAAATAAATATGTTGCTACATTTGTACCTCGTCAGCATATTGGAGGTGGAGAATTAATAGTTAAGAAAGAATATGTATTTGGAGGACATACTCAAAGAAGTCATTTTATTCCCCATAAAGGAGGTTACCATAGAGCTGTAACAGAAGGATTTGACATAACCAGTTATGCTTCTCAAGGAGAAAAAGGAGCTAGTTTAGCACAAAAAAGCAGAATGTTTTTAGCTGGTGAACAACCTAGAAAACTTGGGCTTCATAAAGGAGCGGTAGTATCAGAATGGAGATTTGAACATCCTTTAGGAAGAGGTAGAAAAATTGGTCAAAAGGTAAAAAGGGGATATTCTCAAAGTTTGGGACATCCAGATGCTTATTTGCAAGAATATATAGGTAAAAAACCAAATGCAAAAATAAACCCTCATCAGTCATTAAAAGGCATTAAAAGTGATTTAAATAAAATGTATCCTACATTAAAAGGATTAACAAAGAGATTGAATAAAAAACAAGTATTAAAACTTTTAGTTCGATTAGCTATTAGAAGATAGGCTATCTTCTTTCATAATTTTTTCAATTTCACTAAAAGGGCTAAATATATAATCATCATGACATTCTCTATGAACTAAAACCTCAATATCTTCATGAAATATATTATCTTTATCTAAAAATCCCGAAGAGGCTTTATATGCAACTGCTGTTGGCCCTATTAATTCACCACATACTCTACATTTTATCATGACTATCCACCATTCCCCAAAGAAGACAGAGGTAAACTATCGCATCTGTTAATCTACCTCTTATATCTTCTCTTTGACTTTCATGTCCTTTGACAAATGAACAAATTCCATCTATGTGTTTTAATAAATAAACTAAGAGAACTTCTTCTCTTTTTATACCAAGATTATCCCCAACTCTTTCAAAGTTAGCAAAAGCGTTACTTTGTTTCCTTGCGTACTCCTTCTGTCCCTGCTCCCTTGTGTCCTGAATCTTTAGGAATATCCTGTTTATCAGTATTTCCATTTCTTTTTTCGTCATCTAATTTCTTCCATTCTTCAATTTTCTTATTTACAAAATCTGTAAAACTTTGAGTATCTCCCTTCATCTCTATATAGATACTAAAAGCTCTTTCCAACTCCTTAAATAAGTCAAATAGATAATTTGTTCTATTACTTAACTCTATTATACTCTCGCCTATTTCTCTTGCAGTAGGCTTTTTCTTTAGTTTAACTCCACTCATAATCTGTAACTACAGATATTAATCGTCTCAACCATTAATACCGCAGTATTCCCCCTTTTTCTTTAACTTGTCTAAATCTTGCTTTACTTTTTTATAATGTCTTTCTAAAGCTTTATTAGAAGCTTCATCCCATTTACCAAAACTACTCTTAAGATTATAGGATTTTTGATTACCTTCTTTTGGAAATTTAACAATTATTGGCTTTGTATCAAAGTAATTTTTAATAGCTTTTTTTAAGCTTGCCCCAGCCATTGTACTTCCTCCTACAATCTCATCAATTAACTTGTTAATTGTATCATAATCCACTGAATTCATCTTCTTCCTCCTTTAATTCGCTAGATATATCTTTTAAAATAAACTCTTGATGGTTTTTTGGAAATCTTCCAAATCTTCCATTGACCTTGAATACTGGGTAAAGACCTTTGTCTCCGCACGTGAACAAAGGCTTTTCACTTACCCAGTAATCAGGTTTCTCCATCCTAAGCAATGAATAATACTTTTTATTTCTTTTAAATACCACGACCTAAATCCCTTAATGGTATCAATGCTAATTCACTTGCAGCTTCATCTCCTCCCATAGTAACTCTACCTCCTCCAAATTTGCAACTCCATTTTACAAATTTCTTAAGTTTATCTACAGGAAATAATAGTGTTGTAATTATCTCTCCATCATATGATAATATGTGCGCCCACCATTCAGCTTTAGTAACATTTAAACCACTTAATTTTCCTCTACAGCTTAACTCTATAGCTATATTTCCAGTTTCTTTCCACTTATCTCTCTCTGTCTTTACCTCTACCTTTCCTATAGATAAAGCTTTTGCTAAGCTGTTTTCATATTTGACTCCAAAATCTAAATCTATGTCAAATTTATTGTCTCTATTATTATATTGGTAGTTTCTGAGCTTTTGCTCTGCCTCCATAAAGTCTCCTTCTATCATTTTAAGTATCCCCTTTTTACGTTACCCCAAGCATTTGTCATTGCTGGTTTTTTACTTCTCCCTTTGTCTTTTTTAGGATGCTTTTCAATCCAGTTTAACATCCTTTTTTTCTTTGCTTCAGACATTTTTTTCATTTCAAATACCTCCATACTGTTCTAGTCGATACATTGTATCTATTCGCTATCCATTTAATTGAACGTCCAAAAAACTTTCTATGTATAAATAGCCATATAGGGTGTTTTATCTTTCTTGGTCTAGCCATTTGGTATCTCCTTTCTAGGCAATCCATAAGTTGGAAAATCTTTATGAAGCGCTATATTACCTGTTCTAGATATGCTCCATACGATTTTTCTTTTAGGGCAATATTTTAAATTACTCTTTCCCCAAGTTCTCTTCATTGTCTCCTCCTAATAGTAATTCAGTTTGAATATTTAATGATTCCATCTCTTTTAATGCAACTACGCCATCTCCATTTAATCTAGATGAAACGCTTTGCCATTTTCTTAATAAATCATATGCTTTTTCTATGTCTTGTATATGCTTCATTTTAAACCTCCTTTTATTCTAGGGTAATCTAGATGTAGTGTTTGACAGTATACTAAACCCTGAAATCATTACTGTCATTTTATATTTTTACAATGATTAAATTGTAATATATCTGCTCATCGATACCATGCCAGTTTTTATCCTGCAACTTGGAGCCAGGGGTCGATTACCCTAAAAATCTCTACTTGATAATTTTCTTAAAATATACTTCCTCATATCTTCTTCTTGCCTATGTAGCCATTTTAATAACTTATTAAAACTTTTGTCTGTTAATGGCCCTTTTCTAGTATTACATCTATGGCAAATCATTTGAAGATTTTCAGGAGTTGATACCCCACCCAAAGACAAAGGGTGAATATGGTCACATGCCATATTACCCACGACCAAAGTCGTATCGCAATAACGACATTTTCTCCCATAAGCTTTATAAAGTAGTTCTCTAATTTCTGTAAGTGATATCTTGAACTCAACTTCATACTCTTTACTCCTTCTTTTTAATGTAGACCTCAATGTTGATGATTTCTTCATCAGTCTATGAAATACTTTTTTAGCAAATTGTTTGTGGTGTTTTCTAAGCTTTCCACCAAACTTTTGTTCCCATTTTGATAAACCTCTAGGGGACTTTCGTCCCCTTAGCGGCTTTTTTTTCTTAAGCATGATACATCTCTACTTTCTCTTTATGTTTTACATATCCTAAAGATGATTGGTATTCAAATCTCCATATTCCTATGAATATTCCTCTAACCTTTGTCATCTCTGATGGGTGAACCCATCCTAAAGATATAAATCCTCCAAATAACAACATAAATGTAGCTTCATCAGACTTAAAGAATCTAATTAGTGAATCCATTTGTCCTCCTTAATCTAAATGAAGGTGTCCATTCTACACTAGTATCGAATAGTTCTCCATCGGTATTCTTAAACAATCTTACAGCTCTTTCTTTAGAATCTGATTGTCCATTTAAACCAATAACTTTCCTTGATGCATTTTCTATTGCACCACTACCTTTACCAGCATATAAATCAAGCACCTCGTTTCTACTATATTCACGACTAACTTGCGATATTTGTATTACGATTAAGTCATTGTTTACAGCCATATTAGATAATCCGTGAGATATATACTTAATTTTCTCGTATTCTCCCCTATAGCTTACTGGGGTATCTACTAAGTCAATATAGTCAATAATCACTAATTGTGGCTGTAATTCTCTCACTTTATCATATATCTTATCTAAAGTGGGAGATATAGTCTGAACCATAATATGTTCTAGCTTTTCTTTATGCGTTTCATATAACTGTTTATAATGGTTATTCACTTCATCTTTTGATTTACCTGAGATTATTTGAAGATGTCTTCTGTGCATATACCAAGAAGATAACTCCAAACTTAAGAATAAAGTTGGAATTTGCCATTCCTTAACGATTCTATTATTTACAAAATCAACTCCTAATGCTAGGTTTTGTGCGAATGTAGTTTTGTTAGAACCAGTTGGTCCAAAGATTGTTACTAACTCTCCTGGAAATATAACTGATTCTTTGTCTACTCCCAAAGCTCTTCCTAGATTTATAGTCTTTCCACTAAAATCTGTAGTAAGTCTTTCTGCTAACTCTCCTTGCATTTCATCAGATGATTTTACATCTATTAAATAATCTTTCTTAGCGAAGTATACACATTGTGTTTTGCAATGGTCAAGCATTATAGAATCATGGCATCCATATTTATAGTTTCTATTATATACATTTTCTACCATTTCCATAATATTGTTTTCAGGCATGCTTTTATTATTCCAATGCAACATGCATACTTTTGCATAATGACTTGGAATTCCATGTCTTTTAAAATGACTTATAATCCTCATTGCTGTTACATGTCTACTACCTTCTTTTGCTCCATTATTAAGCATAGACTGAACACATGGTATTATTTTATTCGGTTCTGATATCTTGCTAAATACTCTAACATCAGGCACTTCTGTTACGACTTTTTCTTCTAGCTCTCCATCTCCTTCCAAGACTCTATATTTAAAGTCAAATCTTGGGGTTTTAGCTAGTTGGAAGATTTCTTCAGGCTCTTTGTTCATAACTTCGTCTATAGTTAATGGTATTTTAAAGAGATTTGTCTTTTGATTTAGTGTGTGCTGTAGTCTGTAAATACCCGTTCTCATATATATACTAGAGTCTATATTAGGCATGAGATTTTTCATGGTTTGTTTGACTATAAAAGGCAAATCGTTTCCAGCTTTAAAATTGAACAAATCGCCTGAAAGAATTAAATGATATCCAGAGCCAGAAAAATACGGTTGGAAGCTCCCACAACCAATATCCGAATCTTCTAGCTCTAGAATCAATCCTCTCAAGATATCTAAAGTCTTTTCATCAGTCCTACCAGATTTATCTATATCTACTGGTATCTTATCTATATATCTGATTCCAAAGAAATCTTTGAGACTGCCATTGCTATTTGCATATTCAACAGCAGTCTCGTCATATAGATAGACACTACGATATAGAGGTTCGTCCCCTATATGAGCGGACAGTTTATCCATAGGAATAATTATACCTCGATTAAAGGGCGTGCCTTTAGCTATCTCGACATATTTCATAGATTAGATAAGCCGTTCCCTGACATAGCTGGAGCACTTTGGTTTTCATCAGTTAGCTCTTTAAGGTAACCTTTTCCTTTTAGCCAATCAATATCTGCTTTTAACTTCTTCTCATTATCTTCTGTAGCTCTAAATACTTTAGGCCATACAGTTGTATATGATTTTGCTCCTAATTTCTTAGGTTGCTCTTTATAGAAATAAGCTATATAAGGATATGCTTGAACAGTTTCTACAGTTCCGACAACCGCCCCTTCTCTTAGATATTCAGCAATATCATCTATCTTTTTACCATCTGCATCTTCCCATTCGCCATTTACATTAATACCTGCAGAGCATCCTATTGCATCAAAGAATGTATATAGTCTTTTTAATACACTTCCTCCGACTATCTTACCATTTTCTTTCTCATAAGAGCCTTTAATTTGTAACTTTCTTGTATAGTCACTATGTTCTTGCTTTACTTCAACTTCTATATACAAATCAGCCCAATCAAATAAGCCTGATTTATCTTCAAAGTCTATAATTGCAAATTTACAAATCCCTAAGAATTTGTTAGATTCATTACTAAACTCTTTTACTTCTGGTCTGAATATTCCCATTATTTCTTCTCCTTATATATGTTTTTCCAATTAAGTTCGATTTCCTTGCCTCTCAAATGAGGGCTTCTACTACCAGCTTCTAATGCTTCGTTTGCTTTAAACGATACCATTAGTTTCCCTTTATCATCATCTCTATAGACATAGCCTATTGCATCGCAATCAGCCATTAGCATATTCTTTAACTTTCCTGTTAAATCTAAGCTTTCTGGCTCTACTATAGCTTTACTATCTACTACAGCTCTAGCCCACTTTCTATGCCCTATAACGATAACATGTGGAAATATATCTTTTAAGATATTTACGGTATTTAATACCTTCTCTCTAACAAGTGCAAAACCCTTGCCAAATGCTAAGTCTTGAACAGCTGATACACCTTCTTCTTCACATACTGTCTTTTCTGCCCATGTAGCTATTTTATCTATAGTATCTATAGCTACATACTTGTATTCGTGTCCATCCTTTGCTTCTTGAAGAACCTTTATTAGTTCTTCTCTATTATTTACTGATTCTATATAACCCTCTACCATACTAGCTCCTTGCTCTGTATCAATAATTAAACAATCTTCTAATTGACTTAAAGCTGTAGTTTTACCTACTTTAGGTGCCCCATATAACAACATGACTTTAGGATTATTAGACACAGCCTTTCTCTTTACTTTCTTTAACGCCATTATCTTCTCCTTTGATTATCCCCTATGAAAACTGTCAGAGAACCTGTTATTGGCTCTCTGAGAGCTTTCAAAGTTACTGTTTATTTTGGAAATACACAAGTATTTTTTTCTATTGTCATAGTAGGAAAGAAGAATGAGACAAATTCCTCATACGGTTGTTTCATAACTACTTTTCTAACTGCATTAGCTATGAAACTTCCAGCCATATTACTGCAATAGCTTGTTGCTTTTGCATTACATGGTTCTTCGCTACCTTCCTCGTCTGAATACCAGTGCTTTTCATACTCTTTTAAATTAGGTCTTAACATTACATATTGCTGGTAATGCTCTGCCCCCATTCTACCATCTATTAAAGCATATGGTTTAACATTCCTTCCCCATTTGCTTAATGCTCTAACAGCTTCTATCCTAGATTTCATACTGTCAAAACCTAAAACTATTATGTCATTGCTATTTAAATACATATAGTTTTCAAACATTCTATCTTCACATACTACTTCAGCTAAATCATTAATATCTAATATCTTAGACTTAAGCATATCTACTTTTGCATGGTCGATGTCGTATATTGTATACTGAGATACTCCTATATTTTGAATATCTACTTTATCGTTATCATATAAACAAAAGTTGAATGCTCCCATTCTAGCTAACTGAGTAGCTGCGGAGCTACCTATAGCCCCGCAACCTAGTATGTGATAATTGAATTCATGCATATTATTAACCAATCCTCTGGAACGGTTATTTATATCTGTGAATTTCTCCATTAGTGCCATCCTCCTATCCAATTATCGTTTTCATACAACTCTTTATTATTATTAGAATCCCATTCTATTAACTCGTAAGGCATTTTAGTCATAAGGATATTGCATACATCATGTTTGCTTCCTTTAATATCTTTGACACTAAAAGGCATTTTATGTTTCTTACATTCTTTGTTTATAGCTTTAATAGATTTCTTGTATTTCTTTAAACTCTCAGTTCCTGATACAAAACTTTCTATTAAAGACTCTAATTCCTCTAATGTAGAAACATATGCATTTTCTATTTCAATATCCTTCTCATTTTGTTGCCAAAGGTTATTTTGAAACATTTGACCATGGCTATTCCAACTAATCCCAGCTCTTCTTGCTCCTAGTGTATGAACAACTGGAGATGAGCATAGTTCTTTATATTGCTTTTTCATGGAATCTAAAATATGGATATTTGGCTGTTTTCTTTCAATAGTTAGAGTAGTATCTATGTGTTGCTCTATTGGTAGTCCATTTGTCTTCCAAAAGCTAACTCTAAATAAATACTCTTCTTTAAGATTGATTACTAATGCCAAAGAATAGCTATTATTCTCCCATGCTTCTATTTCCTTAATATCAGTGCCTGACCAAAATGCTCCCATAGTATGATGAGAATGCCACCAGACAAACTTCATTTCTGGATTATTATATTTCATTCCATACTTCATCATATACTCGCTAACAGCATCTCCATCTAACTCAGTATTAGTTCCTGTGTTTTCTTGCTTAAGTATTTCTACATCACCAACTTTGATTCTACCATCTTCTTGTGGTACTGCAGTCATTAAGCCTGATATTTCATTCTTATCTTCTTCATAAGCTAATGTAGCCCATGCTTGAAGCCTATACCAGTCTTTCTCTGTTATGTAAAACATTTCCTCTAATTTCATATATTGCTCCTTTCCCATTCTATCATTAATCGTTTTATTTTATCTTTGTCATCTTTTTCGTTTACTTTTGTTACTTCATCTATATATTTAAAGTCAGATTGTTCTTTGTCTGATAATACATTTAATAGCTTTTTGAGCCTATAAATCTTACCACTATTTCTACTTAAAAGCATGTTTCTATGTAAATAACTTAATGCTTTTGAAACAAATGAATCATAATCTAACCTATAACATTTAGACCTAACACCACTTCCAGTTACATGATATATATAACTATCTAATAACTCTTTTTTCCTAGGATTATCATTTTGATGAACATCTTCTATAAATTCTAAAAGCATTCCAATAGCTGATTCACACATAACACTTAATTCTGTGTTTAATCTATCTTTTACTATTTGTTGTGCTTTATATTCAGAACAATATTCCTTGATTTGACAATCAATACTTTCGCAATGATTATTTATATAGTCATCTCTTTCATAACCTTCTAATGCTTTATTATGTGTTTCTGAATCTAAATTAGTCATACAAAAGCTAGCCATATTTGTTTCTCCAGCTATAGCTATGTATTCTTTGGTCATCCATTTAGGTGCTCCTGTAACTAATTTATATAAAGGATTATAAGGGTTTGAATGAACTGTGCTATAATACTGAGCCCATTGTAATAATACTTGACTTAACTCTAAGTATTTATTATTTATGATGCATTTATTGATTTCGTTAAGATATCTATCAAAACAAACATTTCCCCAGTAACTATTTTCACTTGTACCTGTTCCATCACCATTTCTTTGATAAGATATATACGGATATGAATTTAAATATCCATCATTATGATATACTCCTTTTAGACTTATTTGTAATCGATTTGTATTTTTCTTATTTACTTGTTGATTTAAATATGGTCTTAAAGGTATTGCAAATATTATACTAATACTATTTAATGGTATTTTTTGTATAACTTTGTCTTCTTGATATACATTTAACTCTAAGTTATTCAAATTTGCAAATAAATAAAGAGTTTTCCTTCGTATTGATACAAGAGCATCCATAACGACTTTACCTTGCATAGTTTGATTGACTAAATTACACTTGTCATTTAGTTCTGTTGGTAATATATTCATTTTCTCTATAAATGCATCTAAATTATCAGTTGGAGATATGCCTAATCGCTTTAGTCTTGCTCTTTCTTCTTCCATTGTTCTAGCTTTTGTTGCAAAATAGTTCATATATCTAGCATTATCTCTTGTTCTATCTAATAAATGGCTTATATTTCTAGCTTTCTTTTCAATTTGCAATTTTCTTATTGCATATTTTTCTATTTTATTATATGTTCCTGGCTTCCAATTCCATTTATCAGTGTATCCTATTTCATTTTCAGGTCCTATTAACCATCTAATATCTGCATTTAAATCTTGCACATATCTTTTAAAGTCTTCCTGTGGACCCATAGCTAAATCTTTAACTTCTTCTTCATTTAGCTCTGATAGCTTTTCTAGTGGAAATGCATTTATGAATCGAATACCATTAAAAACTTCTATTGTTTCCATTTTTTCTCCTTCGTTTTGTATTAAATGAGAGTATAACCTACTCGAATTACTGCAGTTAGACTTTCGATGACCAGTAGCATACCACTCCCTTGTGCGAACAGTCTCATGGGCTCCCTGTCTTTATTATACTCTCATTTAAAGTTATCTATTATCCACCAACTTTATTATTTGATGAATATGCTACTAGAGCATCATCAGTCAGTTCAAAATCATTCTGCCTGATTGTGCCTGATACCATTACATTTGCATCTGCTGGTATCTCTAGCTCATTTCTTAGTTCTCCTACAGTAGATGATGTAATATCTCTGGTGGTGAACTCTCCATTTTCTAATAGGTTTATTGTAACCATATTATACCTCCTTGTTTGTTTGTATTTTATTATCATTAATTATATCATTTTTAAGATTGCTAGTATAAGTATTAATCACTAAATAACTCAGTGATATAAATATAAATAACATCCAAACCTTCTTAATTAATGACATCTTTCTTCTTCCATATCGTCTTCTCTTTATTGTATTTGCTTCCATTTAATACCTCTCTTTTTTCTTTTATTTGATTTTCTATAAATACATCTGCTTTATCTTCATAATAACACATTATCTATCCCTTCCTGACATGATATTGTCAACTTCTCCTGTTAATTTGCTCATTTCAGATATTAATTTCTCTAAAAATATCCTGAGCCTTAAATAACTTTCTTTACACTTGTCTAATTCTTCTTGTGTTTTATGTAACAATTCGTCATTCTTCATTATTCCTCCTTTTGTTTATAACAGTCATCACACATCGTGTATACTTGTGGTTCATAATTAATATAATCAGTATGAATCTCTTCATAATCACTATCTACTGTCTTATCACATACTTCGCAAACTATTATACTCATATTATCTCCTTTATTTAATTAATTTAATAGAATAGCCGACTTATATTACTTGTTAGGTATCTGTTCCGACTTTCTCGGCCTGCCTCGATATTATTCCTTTAACAAGTGAAATGCGACTATTCTATAATAATTGGCGAGGAAAAAACCTACCTCTAAAACCTGTAGCAACAGGAAAGGAATGAGGATGAAAGGAACAAACCTCGCCACAATCCTTTAAATCCTGTTGCAATCGCTACAGATATTGTTATTAAACATATCCTTTGTCATTATTGATGTTTTGCACATATAGTTGCAATAATAACATTCTATCCAACTATTTAAATACTGTTTTATTAACTCTTTTATTTTCATTTATTCTCCTTTGATTTAAGCTTTTTCTGAAGTTCCTTAACCTCAGCTTCTAAATCTTCTATCGCATTTAATGCATCACCTAGCTTAATTCTATAATCAGCAATTATTACATCTTTTTCTGCTAATTTTAGCTCTATACGATATTCATCTATTTCTCTCCATTCGTCTGGACCTGCATTTTCTGAATATTGCATCATATAAGAGTGTCTCTTTAACATTTCTTGATACTTTTCGTATTGACTATGATACTTTTTTGAAATCATAATATCTCCTTTATTTGTTTTATTTGTCTTTTTTTTTAATTGTTGGTGCAGTTTATAGACTATATAACGACTTGCTACTCCTGGTCTAATCGCCGATTCCTCACTTTGAATCGATTATAATGAGGCTATTTTATATAAATATATGAGTAGAGAACATACAAACTCTACTCTAATTATCTTCTAGTGATATCATCACTTATAGTATGTTTTTGCTAGGTGTTATGCTCTAGCGAATAGCTTGACATCAAGCCTATCAGTCCTAA